GTGCGGAGCACATGCAGGACGACATCGGCGGCGGCTGAACGGATCGCGTACAGCTGCTCTCCGCCAGCCAGGTCGAGCGTGACACTTTGGCCTGCGGCAAGCGCAAACCCGGCGCCGGCGGTCACGGTCGGACCGCCGAGGTCGACAGCATTCGTCTCATCGGCGTTGCGCACCACCAGATGAGTACCGGCAACGGCGCCCGTCTCGGTATTGAGCGCGACCGCCGTAGTCGACACGGTGAACCGTCCGAACGTGACGGCCATCAGGCACCACTGTCCGCGGGCTTGGCCTTGGCCCGGCTCGCCGTGGTGCGCTTCTTCGCAGGCTCCGCCTTGTTGTCCTCGGGAGTCAGCATCTTGTTCTCAGCCGGAGCGGCCTGCTTCTCCTCGGGGTCCTCCGTCGTCTCCTCGTCAGCGGGCTGCTCAGCGTCCTCATCACGGATCGCACCGAGCTGCTTCGCCTGTGCGAGCGGGACCTGGTGACCCGGCGGGGCCCATAGCCACCGGCCATCGGGGTCGCCTTCTTCGACGACCCGCTTCCTGTCCTCGGTGAGGTACAGGTGCCGGTCTACCGTCCACTGTTCGCCCAGCTCGTGAGCGCCAGCGCGGACCGAATCTCTCATGGTGAAACTCATGTCAGCTCCACGTAGGCAATGGCAACGCTGAACGCGCCGGCGGTGAGTGCCGCGGTGGCGACCGTGGCCGTGATCGACCGCTTGGCGGTGGTGGTGACCGGTGCGGTGGTCGCGGTAAGGTCGCCGCGTTTGGCCCCGGTCGTGGACCACGGCGCGCCGGAGATGGCGTCCGCGGCGTTGACGTCGGCGGCGCCCTCGACCTTGATCGCGACGGTGGCGGCACCGCCGGAGGTCAAGGCCGTGTCCACCTTGATGAGGGAGTCGAGGAGGACGGCCCCGGCGGGGATCTGGTCGCCGCGGAGCGTGATGTCGCCAACCGCGCCGCCGTCGGTGGCGAAGGCGTAGGACGCCCGCGCCCACTTCGTACGGCCGACGTACGCGGACGAGCCGACCTTCCCTGTCCCTGGAATGGTGCTCATGTGGTTCTCCTTCATGCCGAGGGGCGGGCGCGGGGCCCGCCCCTGACGGCTCCAGGGCTAGAGGCCCGTGACGGTTGCGAACGCCTTGGGGCGGTAGTGAATCAGGGCGGCGCGCATGTCGGCGCGGATCGCGAGCTTCCCCTTGATGAAGAAGTCCGAGTGCGAGTTCGACACCTGGATGTCGATGCCGCGGCGAACGGCAAGCTCGGAGAAGTTGGTGTAGTCACCGATGACGGCCTTCGTCGCGGTCACCGCGGTCGTCTCCACGACCGGGACACCCCAGATCGTGGTCGGACCCGGGATCGACGGGTGACCCCAGATGTACTGGCCGTCCGCGGTCTTCAGGAGGCGCACGGCCTCCCATTTCTCCGGGCGGATGAACACGACGCTGGGTTCGGCGAAGCCGTCGTCGCGGATCTTCCGCATCGCCTTGTACAGCGCGTCGGGGATCGGGTCGGCGCCCAGGGCCTGCGTCTGGATGCCCGAGACGTTCTCGGTGCCCAGCAGGTTCGGGGGCGTGCCGTTGCCCACGAGGATCTGCAGGTCCAGGCGCTGGCGGAGCATGAACGGAAGCCGGTTGTTGACGTACTGCTGCGCGCGCGGCTCGTCCTCGAACTGCTCGTCGGAGACGGGCAGGTAGACGGCGATCTTGCGGACCGCGCTGGTCCGCTCGGTCAGCTCGAGCGTCGCCTCGGGGTAGGCCGCGGCCTCGGCGGTCTCCGCCGCGGCGTTGGTGAAGGTCGTTTCCTCCATGTACGCGACGGCCGCCTGGGAGGTGGTCGTCTGCGGGAGGAAGTCGACGACGCGCGGCGCGGGCCGGGTCGGGAACATCTCGACGCGGCCGGTGCGGGTGACCTCGGGGTCCCAGCCGGCGGAGGTGAGGAAGTCGGCCTTCAGGAACTTGCCGACGTCCAGGTCGAGGTGCGCCTGCGGGCCGTTGCCGGAGCCGCGGGCGTACCCCTTGAACGCCTGCGAACCCATGAACAGCTCGCCGAGGGTCTTGAAGCCGTGGTCCTTGCGTTCGTGGCCGGAGCCGTCGCCGTCTTCGGTGTGGCCCTTGTGCTCGGCGTCCTCGCCCTGCTTGGCTTCGGCGGCCGCGCGGGCGACGATCATGAGCTCGTCGACCTTCTGCTTCTTCTCGATGATCTCTTCGTTGAGGTTGCGGATGTGGTCGAGCTTCGCGGCGGGGTCACCGGCGACCGACTTGACTTTCGACATGTCGTAGGTGGGGCCGGCCTCGGCGAAGATGTCGCGGAGCGACTTGCGCTTGGCGTCGAGTTCGCCGCGCGCTTCTTTCAGCGCGGGGAAGTCGATGATGCGCTCATCGGTTTCGGTGGGCATGATGTGTCCCTTACAGATCGTTGAGGACCGCGACGGAACGGAGCATCAGCAATGCCACCTCTTCGTCGTCGACGGCGCCTTCGGGTGAGTACTCGATGAGGGCCTTCAGCCGCCCGAGGTCGTCGCCGATCCACTCCAGGAGTTCGGTGTTCGACTTCGAGAGGGTCTTGCCCTTCTGAGCGCGCAGAGCGACCACCCGTGCAGCGCTGTCGATCAGCCCGGAGAGCCCAGCCAGGCCCTCCAGGAGCTCGTCGGCGAACTTCACCGGCGAGGTGCCGCGGTCCCGCAGGAGCGGGGGTTCGCGGTCGGCGTCCTTGAGGTGCGACGCCAGGTGCTCCCAGACGGCCTTCCGGTCGTCATCGGAGAGTGCGGCGCCTTTGGCGCCGTTGAGCGCGGCGATCCCGGCCATGCAGGCGCGGAGGTTCGCCGGTCCGCCCACACCGTGGTGGTGCGGGAAGTCGTAGGAGGATTTCGCTTCGGGGTCGCCATCGGGGTCCACCCACGCGAACACGGTGCGCAGCTGGGAGGGCCGCAGGTCGTCGGGGAGGGAGGCGGCGGTCTTCGGGGCGTCCCAGGGGCCGGAGGCGGTCGCGGTCTCGTGGACGGGGACCGCGCGGCGCACGGCCTTCGCGGCCGGGGCGGACTTCGCCGACATCGTCATCGTGCCGACACCGGCACCAATGAGGACCGGGGAGACCTCGTGGACCTTCAGCTTCTTGAGGAAGCGGACGTGCTTGCCGTCGAACTCGCCGAACTCCGATTCGATGACGTCGTACCCGTACGACCATTCCTGGAGCGGACCGAGCTCCTTGACGGTGGTGAACGTGTCCTTCCCGGCGGTGGTATCGAGGAAGAACTTGCCGCGCATGACCGCGCCGGTGCCGATGTCGTTGATCGTGCCCTTCCCGACCGGGAGAACCCCGGACCAGGAGGCGTGGCCGTAGGCGGAGATCTTCGCGGGGGCGCCGTCGTCGAACGCACCCGGCAAGGTGACGTCGCCGTCCTTGTCGATCACGTTGTAGGTCGAGAACAGGGCCTCGACTTCGCCCTTATCGGCGTCCTTGATCTCGACGTGCAGGCTCTTGGTGTCCATTACTCCTCGGTCTCCTCTCCGGATTCCTCCGGCGAGTTGCCGGTTGAAGGCTGCGTGGATTGCTGATTGGCGGGCTGCAGCTGGACGCTGTACAGCCCCGAGTGTTTGAGGAGGCTCCAGTCCTGGGCGTTGACGGCAGCGACGACCGAGGTGGCGGTCATGCCCGCGTCAATGAGGGTGCGGATGGTCTGGGCCTCGGCGGCGTGGATCTTGGCCTGGTCGGCTTCGTCCTTGCGGAGGAAGGCGATGTCGCGGTCGTCGTACCAGAGGGACGCGCCATCGTCGGGGCGGTCGATGAGCACTTCGAGGGAGGCGGCGGCGTCCCTCCACCAGGGGCGGACGGTGCCGTCGGCAAAGCGGTCGCGGGCGGCGGTGAAGTTCCCGGCGTTCAGCGACGAACCGGCGAGCGCTTCGGAGAACCCGACCCACGATGGGGGGACACCGAACGCGGAGGCCAGGCGGGATTCGCCCTTGCCGACGGTGGCCGCGAAGTCGAGCTGCTTGAAGTCGACGCCGACGGCTTCGACGTCGGCGCCGCCGGTAAGGAACAGCGTCTTGTAGGCGTTGCGCGAGCCCTGGTGGGAGGACCGGAACTGCTTCACGAACTCGTCGAACGCGTCCTCGGAGGTCTCGCGGTCGAACTTGACCACGAGGTTCGGTGTGGCCGCGTTCTTCAAGAACGCCTGCTTGTGGATCGTCGACTGCGTGTCGGCTTGGATCTCGCGGACCACGGGGGTGATCGGTGACATGCCGCGGAAGCGCGCCTCGGGGTCGGGGTGGGGCGAGAAGTGCGCGACCTCGTCAGGCATGAGCAAGGTGGCGCCAGCGGTCGGGGGATCGACTACGCCGGCGACGGAGTGCACGAGCGGCCGCGGCTCGTACAGGTAGCCGCCGACCTTCGCGTCGAGCCCCCACGGGTTCCCTGAGGGGGCGGTGATGATGATGGTGGTCCAGTCCGGTCGCATGCGGACGATCCGCCGGCCCCGCCCTCGCCGGGAGGCCCGTCCGATCTTCCCGCTGTCGTCGGCGGTGGTGAGGTAGCAGTTCCCGGCCAGGCACGCGTCCTGGTCCATGCGGGCGATGAGGTTCGAGGTGGTGCCGCCGGGCCACGGCCGCTCCAGCAGCGCGAGCTCGGTGCCGCCGAACAGCTCCTGCGGGCGGCCGTTCTTGAACCGGCGCCACTGGAAACGGGCTTCGGACATGACCATCTGCCGAGCGGCCATCAGCGACCAGACGATCCCGTTGCCCTTGAAGCAGTACCGGATGTACGCCTCGAAGTCGTTCTCGATCTGCTCTTCGTCGCCCTGCAGGGAGTACGAGGAGAGCATCGGCGCGCGGGCGGCGTCGTCGGCCCAAGACGGCGGCAGCGTGAAGGCCTTGCGGTCTCGGGCCGCGATCTCCCTGCGGCGGTCGGTGATCGCGTCGAGGAAGCTCACGAGCCGCTCTCGATGTCAGGTCCGGGATCGGCCGGCCCCGCCTGCGCCCAGCCGTACTGGACCGCGGCGAACACGAACGAGATCACGCCCCACACGACCCTCCACAGCGACCGGGCGAGCCACCCGATCACCAGGAACGGAATCGCCGCCAGCGCGAGCGCGACCCGCGCGGGGTCGATCGACGCGGCCTTCTGGCGGATCTGATCGACGGGGATGCTTTCGGTCAGCACGGCCACTGGGCCCTCCTTCAGGCGAATGCGAACTTCGGGCGGGCCGGCGGCGCCGCGGGGGTGTACGCGAACGTGGCTGCGTTGAACGGCGAGATGTCGGCGATCGAGGTGGTGCGCGACCACGCGAACCGGTCGCCGACGGGGCGCTTCGCGAGCCCGGCGACCGCGGCATCGAACGCGGCGTTCGTGCGGAACTTGACCTTCTCGTCAGCGACCGCGTTGTATATCGACATCGCCGCCGAGGCGACGTCTGGATTGGACAGGCGGATGACCTTGACGCCGCGGCGTTCGAGCTCGTCGCCGTGGGGCGCGGCAGGCCCGCCGCCGTCGATCACGATCGGCCCGTTCCAGTGCTTGGAGAGGGCCTCGGCGCGGTCGACGAGCCAGGACGTGCCGCCCTTGTGGTCGATCAATTCGATCTCCCCGCCACCGCAGGAGGCGATCGCGCCGGCG